TGCGCCGAGTGCAACGCACTCAGGTATTCCGGTACGCCGTAGATTTCCTGACTGACGTCCGGCGCCAAAAGCTGGTACACGGGATTCTGGAACTTGAATGCCTCACCGCTGTACGGCACAAACCAGCAGTGCTCATCCTTCACACCCACCCGCGTGAACAGCGCCGGTGACCGCTTGAGCCGTAGCAATCGCCCCGACATCGCCGGGATCTGCTCCAAGTACGCATGCGCAAACACCAGGTAGTCCGTGGCGAACGCTTCGAACTCCGCCACCGACAAGTACTTCGTCGGCACGAACGACGACACCAGCAAATTGCGCTTGATGAAGATGGCCGACGAATGATGCGGTGCCGCGCGCATCATGTTGGCCAGGCCCAACGTGCTGATCGGCGGTTCGTACCAGCGCCCGTTGTTCCACACTTGCACGTAGTCGAGCAGCGACGCGCGGTCGATCGGCTCCGGCTCGCCGAACGTAAAGGCATGCGCCTTTGCTGTCGGTTGCGGGGCCTGGTTTGCCTGCTGCTGCTGGCGCTTGCGCTTGCTCATCCGTAGATCTCCATAAAGCTTTGGCTGTGGGCCGCGCGGCCTTCCAGCGGTTCATAAATCAGGGAATGCATCACCGACCAGGCGAGATCGGCATGGCCGACGTCGGCGGAGCGGCTGGCGTCATAGGTGACGTGCCGACCGCTCGGGGTCATGGTTTTGCGGATCGCCATGAACACGGCGGCGAGATCCGTCCAGCCCGCGTCCCATTCCAGGCGCCCCTTGCCCATGACGTCCTGCGCTTTCATCACCATCAGCGCCTTGGATTCGGGTGAGTACTGGATGGCACGCGCCATGGGGAAGAACTGCTTCACCAGCTGGTACACACCGGGGCCCATGCCGGTGGTGTCGATGGCGATATCGGCCACGTGGTAGAGGTCGCACAGCCGCTTGATGTTGCCGGCCTGCGCGTCGAAGTCCTGGCCCGGCCACTGGTGTTTCTCCACCACGCGGAACAGGTCGCGCTGTGCGGTGGGCAGCGCGTTCACCGTGCAGCCCGAAGGATCGCCGCCGCTGGTGCCCTTCGACGGATCGAAGCCGATCGACACCGGTGCATCGCCGAGCGGGCGCGGTGCGTAGGGACGCACGTCGTCCCACACCTCCCAGCTGTCCACCATGCACCGCTTCACCAGCGCGAAGGGAAACACCGAGGCCGAATCGTCGATGAACTCGCACATCAAGAGCTGCTGGAATTCATCGCTGCTGTATTCCAGCCGTAACTGATCGATGTCGAACAGATTGCAGCCGCCGGCCATGGCATCGAGCACCGTCACAATCTGCCGCCATTGCCCATCCGCACACGCCAGACCATTCACCAGTGCGGCATGACTGATGTCGATGCTGATGCGATCGGCCTTCGCCCTGCCCTTGTTGAACAGCGCGCCCGACCAGAACGGGTACGCGTCGTGGCTCAGCGCTGAGGGTGTCGAAAAATACGTTTGCCGCCACTTCTTGTGGATGGCCATCCCGGACGCGACTTTGCGCAGCGTCTGGAAGCTATGCACCCAGAAGTATTCGTCGAAGTAGAGATTGCCGTGATAGCTCTGCGCGGTGCGCGCGTTGGTGCCAAGGAAGTACAGCGTCGCATCGTTCGGCAGAATGATCGGATCACCCTTCAATTCGATTTCGGCCGCGTCCTTCGCAAACTGCGTGAGATACTGGCGGAACACATCGGCCTGTGCGCGGCTGGCGGACAGGAAGATCTGATTGCGGTCACTGGTGATCGCATCGTCCAGCGCTTCGCGGGCGAAATACCACGTCGCGCCGATCTGGCGCGATTTCAGAATGTTGCGGATGCGCTGTGCCAGCCCTGCCCGGTGCCATTGCCGCTGGTAGTCGAACAGCGAATCCATGAACGCCTCGTGCAGGCGTTCGGCCTGCTCGGGGCTGTAGTCGTTCTTGGTCGGCTTCTTCTTGGGCTTCGCGTTGCGATTCGCCACGTTCGGATTGAGATGCCCTTCATGACCGCCGGGCGCTTCGTAGCGATGCACGCGTGCAATCTGTGCAACCTGGCGCATGAGGAGATCAATCTCCTTGAAGTCGTGCGCGTCCTTGGCGTCCTTCGCGATCAGCTGGCATAGCCGTGCTTCGAGTACCGCATCCACGCGATCGATCGGCTTCGCATTGGCCCAGCCATCACGCTGCTTCCAGGACTCCACCGTCGAGCGCGCCTGGCCGATGTGCTCGGCAATCGCCGTCACGCTCCAGCCTTGGAAATACAGGCTGCGGGCAATGGTGCGCGGATCAGCGGCGCACGCGCCGCAGCGATGGCCGTGCTGGGCCTGAGTGCACCGATGCTCGCCCTGATCGCACTGATCACCGTCGCGGCGATGGTCGTGTACAAATACTGGGGACCGATACGCGCGTGGTTCGAGGGCGTGGGGCAAGGTATCGCGCAAACCGTAGGGCCGGCCTTCCAACGATTCGGCGCCGCACTGCATGAGGTGTTTGCCCCGCTGGGAACCATGCTGGCGACGATATGGAACTGGCTCTCGCAACTGTGGCAGCCGTTCCAGGCGACCAGTCAGCAACTCGATGCCGCGCGGCAGAATGGCGTGGCCTTCGGCACGCTGGTGGGCGGCGCGATCGCGGGTGTGGTCGACGCGATCACGTTAGGCGTACGTGCGTTCGTGTGGCTCGGTGAAGCGATCGGCAAGGCCGCCGGCCTTGCCGTCACGCACTGGGAGCCGGTGAAGGCGTGGTTTGTGGAGATGTGGCAAACCATCGAGAACGCCGCGCGCAAAACACTGGATTGGATCTCGGACAAGCTGCAAGGCGTGCGCGATCTGATTGCGCGCATTCGCGGCTTCGGCAATAGCCCCGCCACCGCGGGCGGCGTGCCGATCGAATGGATCATGCCCAGCGATCGCGAGCGTGCGCGCCAGGTCGCCGATAGGATCGGCCGCACGCCGATGGCGGGGGAACAAGGCTCCGGTACCGGCCAAGGGGCGATCAACACCGCCGGCCCGATGGGCGCGCGCGGCACAGCCAGCCACACCTACCAGGTGCATATCGATGCACGTGGCGCCGAACCCTCGCAGGTGAAGCGCGCGGTGCAGGATGCGCTCAACGATCACGCGCGTGCGCAGCGGGCGCGCGCCAACTCCCGCTATGCCGACGAGGGCTGACATGCTGGGCTTTACCTTGATGGCGTTTGGACCGTTTGCCTTTGGCATGCAAACCGCGGCCTATGACGAATTGCGACGGCAGATGCAGTTCAAGCACGGCGCGGCCGTGCGCGTGGGCGAGCGCGACAACTACCAGTACCTCGGCCCCGGCGAAGAAATCGTCACGTTGAGCGGTACCGTCGCGCCCGGTGTCACCGGCACACTGGCATCCATCACGCAGCTGGAAGACATGGGTCGCAGTGGCCAGGCATACGTGCTGGTGGATGGCGCGGGCTACGTGTACGGCGTGTATTTCATTCAAAGCCTGGAGACGACACAGCGCTACCTCTTTCCCGATGGCACACCGCGGCGCGTGGATTTTGCGCTGACGCTGTGCCGCTCGGACAACTTGCCGGCCGATGAGCCACCGAGCAGCACAGGAGCACGCTGATGGCCAACGAAGCACGCACGAGCATCGTGCGCCCGGTCTTCAAGGTGGTGGTAGGCGGCACCGACGTCACAAAGCGCCTGGAATCGCATCTCAGCAGCATGACGCTGGTCGCGTGTCGCGAAGATCAAGCCGATCAGCTGGAGCTGGAGTTTGAAGACACGGCGGGACGTATCGCGATGCCGCGCAAGGGTGTGAGTATCGAAGTGTCGCTCGGCTTCGACGCGTCCGGCATGTGCCTGCAGGGCTCCTACATCGTGGACGAGGTGGAACACCGCGGTACACCCGACACCATCACGGTGCGCGCCCGCAGCGCGCGCATGGCCAGTCACTTGGCCACACGCAAAGAACGCAGCTGGAGCGACACCACCGTGGGCCACCTGGTCAGCGTCATCGCCGGTGAGCATGGGCTCACGCCACGCGTGTCGGACAAGCTGGCGAGCGAGCCGGTCTCGCAGCTTGATCAAACCGAAAGCGACATGGCGCTGCTGCGCCGGCTCGGCAAACACTTCGATGCGGTGGCGACGGTCAAGAATGGCTGCCTGATCTTCGCGCCGATCGGCGCGGCGAAAACCGCGGGCGGTATCGCTCTGCCGACGCTGGTGATCCGGCGCGCGAGCGGGGATCGGCATCATTTTCAGGAGATCGACCGAAGCGCGTACACAGGTGTGCGAGCACGCTGGTATGACATGGATGGCGCACGCGGTCACTTGGCGCTCGCCGGTGCAAACGGGCACCTAAAGATCCTGCGTGGTGATTTTCCGAACGAGGCGGATGCCAAGCGGGCGGCCGAAGCCGAACTCGCACGCGTCAAACGCGGTGCGGCCACCTTTACGTTGGATCTGGCGGTGGGCCGACCGGACATCTTCCCATAGATGCCGGTGAAGCTCATAGGATGGCCGGAGGGCATCACCGCTTACGAATGGATCGTGACCAAGGCCACGCACAAACTCGGCGGCGGCGGTGGCTACCTGACATCGCTGGAACTGGAGAATAAGTCAGCAGCCAGCGACCACGTCACTGTAGATGATAGTGACGCTCTTCTGTTTGCTACAAACTCTTTGCTTTCTTTAAACCATTCTGCAGCGCCTCGATAACTGTCACATCTCCCACCTTTCGAGCAAGCTCCATAGCGTCATCCCCATCGTCATTTTTAGCCGCAAAATCAGCTCCGTGGCTTACCAAAATTTCGATAGCCCCTACATTTTTCATCAGTATCGCCTTGTGCAGGGGGGTAAACCCGCTTTCCCCCGCTGCGTTCACATCAGCTCCACCGGAAATCAATGTTTTAATAGCTTCATTATCACGCCATGAAATAACCACATGAAGTGGCGTGTTGTTGAAAACACCATGATCATTAATCCCAACGCCGTCAAATTCAAGAAATTCGACAGTGTCCGCAACCTTGCTAAGCAGCAACTCTAAAGACGCATTCATTGTTATTCCTACGCTGTCTGCGGGCATTGCGAGCAAAACCTTGCTATCCAGTTTTCAAGCTTTTGGATTCTCTTATCCAGGTTGTCCATATACGTCTGGTGTCCGGGATCGTACTTTCCGTTGAAATATTTATTCGTGTAGTCTTCCCTGAGCTTTTTGCACAACCTTGCCTGGTTTAACAGCCACCGTTTTTTATCACAAAGCGTATTAGTCGGCGGCGGCGGCTCATCGCAGACGTCATGATATCGCTGCCATTCGCCTTGCTGTGTGTCTGGGATCGCACCAGCGTTATCTACTGGTTGCGGCACAGGCGCAGTGTCACCAACCGGCTCTGGAATCACGTCCGGCAAGTCATCAGTTGTCGAGT